TCATCAGGGTGGTTGGAACGCTGGTGGAAGTAAGGCATTCGTAGACGCTGACCTTGAGATTATGGTTACAGGAGACCTCGCATAATGGCAAGCATACTCAAAGTCGATACAATCACAGGGGTAACCACGGCTGGGTCTATTGCGGTGACAGGCGAGGGCAACTCAACCACAACGAATTTGCAGCAGGGGTTGGCTAAATGCTGGGTAAATTTTAACGGTGGCGGTACTGCTGCTATCGGTGACTCTTTGAATGCTGCCAGTATTACGGATCAAGGCACAGGAAACTATAAATTTACTTTTTCTGCTAACATGGGCAACACAGACTTCTGTGCAACTGGAACTGCTAAAGAAACAGACGGCACTGGTGCGGCTCATAACAATGGCACAGGAGCCATGTGTCACAGCCACTCTGCATCCACTGTAGAGTTTATTTCTTTTTCACCGGATGGGAACACAAGAGATTGCACCATTGCTGGTCTAGATATTAAGGGAGACCTCGCATAATGGCTAGTGAACTGAGAGTAAACACCCTTAAGGATGCCGCTGGGAACAACAGCATTGCCACCAGCTTTGTGGCAAATGGTAGTGCAAAAGTAATTTGTACGTTCAATGGCACAGCTTCAGGAGCAACAGTCAGGACAAGTTTTAATGTAAGTTCCACTGATGACGATGCTACTGGTCAATACGGCGTAAACTTTACCAGTGCAATGTCAGGCACAGAGTTTACACCGACAGGCAGCAACATTGGAGATAGCACAACATCACTCAGAACACTGGGTATTGTCGCGGGTCTTAACGCTAATACCTCATCTTCTATCAATTTTGCCACCACTGAAGCTGATGGCACTGGTGCATATGTAGATTGGACGCACGTTAATACAGTAGTACACGGAGACCTCGCATGAGCAAGGCAGCAGAACTCGCCGCACTGATTGGTTCGCAGACGGCGTTGTCGAACAGGAGCCTGATTATCAACGGAGCCATGCAAGTGGCGCAGCGGGGTACGTCCAGCACAGGTCTGCACACTTCTGGATATTATACAACGGACAGGTTCTCTTTAGTTTTTGGCAATGAAGATGAATTGAGGGTAACCATGACGCAAAATTCCGTCACTGACCTACCCAGCTTTGCTAATTCTTTGAAAGTGCAAACTACCACCGCCGAAAGCGCAATAGCCGCAGATGAAAGTTACTACATTATCAATCGCTACGAAGGCCAAGATTTTCAGCAGCTAAAATACGGCACATCAAACGCACTCTCGACAACACTTAGTTTCTATGTGAAGTCGTCTGTTACTGGCACTTTTGCAGTAGCAATTTATCAAACTGACGGCAACGACATTATCGGCTCAACCTATACAATCAACTCTGCTAATACTTGGGAACGTAAAACAATCACCTTTGCTGGCAACACTCTTGCAGCAATCGTAGATGACAACACCAATGCAATTATGATTGATTGGTTTTTGGCGGCTGGCTCCAACTTTACTTCAGTAAATAATACTAGCTGGGGTGGCTATGAAACAGGCAAGCTGGCATTTGGACATGGCACAAATGCAGTAGCCACCACTACAAACGCTACTTGGGAAATGACAGGAGTGCAGTGGGAACTTGGCGAACAGGCCACGCCGTTTGAGCATCGGTCCTTTAGCGATGAGTTGCGACGGTGCAAACGATATTACGAATTTTTAAATACATATGTATACGGAACGCAATACGCCACCGCACCCGCCAGTTTGGGGATGTTTTATTGGACAGAAGAAAAACGGACACAACCCACCATGTCAGCAGACACCAATGGTGCTAGTCACTCGCTCAATGCGGTTACCACCAGTGGGGGGTACATCTATAAAAACCCATATTCTGATACTGCTGTAATTGGTTTAAGGGGAGATGCAGAGTTATGATTATAGTAAACGCACAATACATAAAGGCTACTCTGGATAACCCAGACAATGAAAATACTGGGGTTAAGGCGACGATTGATGGCGTTGAATGTTGGGTTCCAATGACTGTAGGCAACCGCCACTACGACGAAATCATGCGACAGGTCGTAGCCGGTGACTTGACAATCGTGGACGCTGATTAAAGGAGATTAATTATGAGCGGTCTTAGCGTAACAACACAGCCACAATCAGAGCCGCTCACAAGTGCTGAGACAATAGCGTATCTGCGTTTAGATGCTAACGTAGACACAACGCTGATTAGCAATCTTATCAAAGCAGCTAGAATCTGGACTGAGAACTATACAAACCGCACACTGATAAACACAGTATTAGCTTTAAGTTTGGATCGTGTGGGTGAGGTTGAGATGCCTTTGAGAGAGGGCGTGTATACCGCACCGTATCAAGTATCTTATTTGAATTACATTGAGCTTCCACGCTCTCCTGTATCCAGTGTGGCTAGTGTTCTTTATTTCAATGATGCCAATACTCAAAGCACATGGGCTGCTACCAACTATTTTGTTGATACAGTGCGAGAGCCAGCTCGTATTGTTTTGCGGGATAGCGGATCATGGCCAACCGATTTAAGGAACGCCAATGGTGTTGTGGTAAACTACACAGCGGGATACGGAACTAACACAACAGATGTACCAGAGGCTATTCGCGTGGCAATGTTGGAGTACATCACGTTTCTTTATGAGCATAGAGGTGATGATGAGGGCAGGAGACTTGAGCCTTCACCGATGATCAAAAGTCTTTTGCAGCCATATGTCATAATGAGATACGGAAAGAGTGCTTTCGGCGGGGGGTACTAATGTCCATTGGCAAGATGCAGCATTACTTGACGCTACAGACTAGAAGCAACTCTGCTGACGGCGGTGGGGGTGGCTCATCTTCTTGGGGTACTTTGGCACAGGTATGGGGCCGCATTGAAGCCAAGGGCGGTGGAGAGCGGTTCTTTGGTGATCAAAACGAAGCAAGGACAACCCATTTGATTACCATTAGGTTTCGCCGCAATCTAACGCCAGCACAAAGGATTTTGTATTCTTACACAGTAGATGGCACATCATATACCCGCACATTCAATATCAAACGCATAGAGAACAAGGGTGAGAGAGATAAATACCTTGAGATCATGTGCGAAGAAGGCGTGGCGACATAATGGCTGGCATTAAAGTAAAGGTCACTCGAAAGCCTCGCACCCGTCAAGTTGTCAAAGAATACACATCTGACGCGAAGCAACTGGTGGGGAGGGCGGCAAACCTTGTTCGCAACACAGCAGTCAATTCCATCCTGCAAGGCGCAAAGAGCGGCGTTACATACTCCAAGTATAACCCACGCCGCACTCACACAGCATCGTCTGCTGGTGAGCCTCCTGCAAGTGATACAGGCTATTTGGCTAACAATATACACCTGACTATTGATGTTGATGGGCTTGGCGCAAGCGTTGAAAGTCGTGCGGACTATTCAAGCCACCTAGAATTTGGTACAACCAAGATGGCAGCAAGGCCATTCATGCACCCTGCTGTTGAAGAAAATAGGCCAAGTATACGAAGGCTGGCGCAACGAATGATTAAGGCTAAGTAATGTCTATCCATAGCTGGGAATTGCAAAGATCAGTGTTTTCTGCCCTGAACGGGGCCAGTATTACTGATGCTGGTGGTAGTGCGATTACTGGTGTTTTTGATGAGGTTCCTGAAGGGACAGCATATCCATATGTTGTGATTGGTGAGGAAGCCTCTAACAACATATCAACAAAAACCTTGGATATGCATGAACATACCCTTACGATCCACACTTGGTCACAATATCGTGGCTTAAAAGAGATTAAGGTGATCATGAAGCAGGTTTATGATACTCTTAATAATGCAAGCCTGAGTGTTTCAGGTGGTCAAGCAGTGAATATGAAACAGGAGTTTCTTACAACGCTGGTTGATGGAGATGGAATAACACGGCATGGGATCATGCGATTTCGTGCTGTTGTGTCAGACAGTTAAAGGAGAATAGACATGGCGGCACAAAAGGGTTCAGCCCTACTTCTGAAAATCGGCAACGCGGGTTCGCCGGAGGCTTTTACAACTATCGGTGGCCTGCGGTCCACATCAATTACTATGAATGATGAGGCTGTGGATATCACCAACAAGGATAGCTCCGCTGTCCGTGCTTTGCTGGCGAATGGTGGGGTGCAATCCACAAGCATTTCTGGTTCTGGGGTGTTTACGGACGCCGCATCTGAAACAACCCTTAGAGGTAAGTTTGGAGCGGCAACATTCAGTAACTTCCAAGTTATTGTCCCAGATTTCGGCACCTACACAGGAGCTTTCATGGTATCAAGCCTTGAATATGCTGGTGAGTACAATGGTGAAGTAACATATACTGTAACGCTGGAATCCAGCGGTGCTATTACGTTTGCCACGGTCTAATAAATGGCTTGGTCAAGCGTTGATGTAAAAATCAAAGGCAAGGATTGGGGGGCTATGATGAAGCCCTCTGATTCCGTCATTGTTTTTTCAGTATCTTGCGCCTGTAAGATTAAGGCGGGGGATACTATTGAGTGCGGTGGCGAGACATACAAAGCCGTAAACGTAACTGATGTAGCCCAAAGGGGCGAAACATATTTGGTAGAAACCGAAGGAAAGTCAGATGGCAAATCCAAAGCGCGGAGAGCTAACGATAGCTCTGGGGAAGAAGAAGTATAAAGCTAAGGTAACGCTTGATGTCGTTATGCGTATTGAGCAATCGGTTGGCAAAGGCGTCGTCAAGATTGTGCAAGCGTTGTCCGAAGGTGAGCTTACCACTTCCCAAATGGTCGCCATTCTTACCCCTGCCATACGAGGCGGGGGCAATGATGTTAACGAGAAAGATATCGGCGAGGATTTGTGGGCCGCTGGTTTGAGCGATGGCATGAAGGCTGTTGGTGAAATAGCCTCGACAATACTAGGGGCTGGCGGTGATGAGGGAAACGACGAAGAGGCGGCAGCACTACTTTAGACGAATTGCCGTGGGAGCTATGGATGCAAACAGCAATAGGTAAAATGGGCATCCAGCCAAGCGTATTCTGGGACATGAGCTTCCCAGAGCTTTATGCGGCATTTGAAGGGTTCGCAGAGTTTCATTCAGGTGGTAAACCGCCGCCACTAACAGCGGGTGAGCTTGAGGACATGATGGAAAGGTATCCTGATTAATGGCAACAACAGTTGATACCTTACTCGTCCGTATTGAGGCTGATCTCAAGGACGTAAATCGCAAATTAGCTCAATTTGACAAAAATGTAGATAACACCACCAAAAAAGCTGGATCAAACTTTAGGAAGATTGGCACAGCGGCAAAAGTGGCCCTTACTGCTGTAGTTGTCCAACAGCTTACCCAAGCTGGGATGGCGGCTGTTCGCTTTGCGTCTAGCGTTGAGGAGATGCAAGCTAAGTCATCCGTAGTCTTTGGTGCGTTCACTCAAGATGTTAGAAGTGCGTTATCTGATTTTGGTGATGAGGTTGGCCGTAGCACCTTTGAGTTAGAAGGCATGGCATCCAGCATACAGGACACTTTTGTCCCTATGGGGTTTGCCAGAGGTGAGGCCGCAAAGCTATCTGTCGAACTTACGAAGTTGGCCGTTGATGTTGCTTCATTCAACAACGCATCTGATACAGATACTATGGCAGCTTTCCAATCTGCGTTGGTCGGCAACCATGAGACTGTTAGACGATTTGGTATCGTTATTACTGAGTCAACGCTTCAGCAAGAGCTTTACCGTATGGGGGTCAAGCAAAACGCTGCTGATGTAGATAACGCCACTAAAGTACAGGCAAGGATGAACCTAATCCTTGCTGGCACTACAGATGCCCACGGTGATGCCGCAAGGACTTCTGGTAGCTTCGCAAACACAAGCAAAGCGTTGAAGGCAGCATTGGATGAATTGCTGGTAAATGCTGTCACTCCCTTGTTGCCAGCCCTTACAAATATGGTACAGGGGCTTGCTGATGCCGCAGTCGCACTTAATGATTTTCTAATAACTGTAGGTCTTATTGAAGAGGTCGGTTTAGAAGGCGCAAGCAGTATTGAGCTTCTGGCTGATAAAGAAAAGCTGTTAGCTGAACAGACTGCTGCACTTACACGGGCAGAACAAAATCTAGCAGATGCTATGGATTTGGCTAACTCTGGATCAAGTCAAGCGGGACACGCAGTTGATGGTTTGCAAGCTAGGGTTGAAACATTTGGGAAGGTTGTCGCTAAAACAGCAAAAGAAGTTAATGATTTAGCGACTGCGATTGTCGCTGATAGTTTTTCTGAGGCATTTGTAGAAGGAGAGGCTCCTGCCCCTGCTAAAACCAAAGGCCAACAACAAGCAGAAGATAAAGTAACGGATGCTTTAACCAATCAAAAATTTGCAGTTAAGCAACTAAAGAATGAATTAGCTGGAATGCCATCAGCTTACTTAGCGGCAAACGAAGCGGCGCAAGGCTTGGCTGGAATAACAGGAGATCAACTTCAAGAGCTTACAGATTTAATTGAGGAAGAAGAAAGATACAAGGCAATCCTAGATGCGCGTGAAGTAGCCGCGAAGGCTTTAACAGAAGCTGAAGAAACTAGGAAAGAAAATGCAAAAGAAGTAACGGATACAATTAGAGACTTAACAATTGCTCAAGAGGAACTTGCAGCAAGAAATATGGGCGTAGCAGAGTCAACCATAGAGGCTGATGCAGTTCTTCGTGATTTGATTGGAGTTGAAGAAGAGCAAGAGGAACAGATTAGAAAGATCATAGAAGAAACCCACGCGCTTGAAGCTCAAATGGCCGCTACTCAAGCTGCCAATGATAATTTTGCAGCCTCTGTAGATAGGGGCAAAGATTTCATTGCTGATATGGTCAGCGAGGAAGAAAAACTAAAAGCCATTCTAGATGATGTAGCTAACGCATATGGGCGTAACAGCGCAGAGTTCGTGGCGGCTCAAGAAATTATATCTCAGAAAATACAAGAGATGGACCCCATGTTTGCCGCATTCAAAGATGCAGCAGAAAAAGCAGGGGATGCAGTAGCTGATTCATTGGCTGATGCTTTGGTTGAGGGCAAGCTTTCCCTAGATAGCTTCCAAGATATATTCAAATCCTTTATCAAAGAATTGATAGCTGAAGCCATTAAGACATACATAATCAAGAGGTTGTTGTCTGCTGCTTTTAGTGGGTTTGCTGGCGGCGGCTCTGTAAGCACTGGCACGAGAGGAGGCGCATCACAGCCATCCGCTGGTGGGGGCAGAGTGGGTGGTCCTGTCTTAGTGGGTGAGAGAGGTCCAGAGTTGTTTGTCCCTCATTCTGCTGGCGTTGTAAAAAACAACATGGATACCAAGAATATGCTTGGGGGTTCTACAACCGTTGTTAATCAAACATTAAACATTGAGACAGGTGTTTCTCAAACCGTTCGCGCAGAAATTACTAGCCTACTGCCTCAAATTAAACAGAACACAATTGCGGCTGTTATTGATCAACGTAAGCGCGGCGGCACACTAGCTAACGCCTTTGGAGCTTAAAGATGGCCGCACCAACCTACCCACTAACAATGCCCACTAGCCCAGCTTACAAGACTAGCAGATGGGCTTTGCAGCGTCGCACAAACATAACTCAGTCACCTTTCACGGGTAATCAACAGGTTGCAGAGTATGACTTTGCGTTATGGACAACTGAATTAAATTTGCCGCCTATGAACAGGGAAAGTGCATCTGCATGGCAAGCGTTCCTGCTGCAACTTCATGGCAAGAGAGGGACTTTTTTACTTGGCGATCCAGATGCAAAGAACCCTAGAGGTGTAGTGACCGGCACGGTGACTTTGGATGCTGGTGTTAGCATAGGTGACTATGAGGTGCAATTGAACTCTGCAACTCAAGCCAGCACCTCAAATATGGTGAGGGCGGGGGACTATCTGCAAATTGGAGGTGGTTCAGCAGCAAAGTTACATATGATATGTGCTGACGCATCATCTGACAGCAACGGTGATTTCACAGTTCAAATTGAGCCATCCATCAAAGCTGCTGGCAGTTCAGGAGCTTCTGTTGTGCTTTCAAGCGCACAGGGGGTTTTCAGGCTGTCAAATGATCTGGTTGGCTGGGATGCTAATGAGGTTTCTGTCTATGGCATTACCTTAGCGTGTATAGAGGCATTGTAATGGATATGGTTCATATAATTGATGGATTGATTGCTGTCCTTGTAATGGGCGGCGGTTGGTTTCTTAGCAGTCAAGCCAAGGAATTGAAACGGGTTGAGATACTTTTGAATCGCACTCGTGAGGATTACGCCACTCGCACAGATATGAGAGATGATATGAGAAACGTGATGGAGGCTCTGCATCGTGTAGAAGACAAGCTGGATCGCGTTTTAGGGAAATCAGAATGAGGGTAACACAATGAATATTAATAGGTTCATATCACAGTTGCGGTTCCACGAAGGTGTCAGGAATCAAGTTTACAAAGATCATTTGGGGATTGAAACCATAGGGGTTGGTAGAAATCTGGTAGATAGAGGTCTGTCAGATGTGGAGGTTGATTACCTCTTGCAAAATGACATAACGATTGTTGAGGAGGAGCTTGATCGCAGCCTTCCGTGGTGGCGCGATATGTCAGAGGTTCGCCAAAGGGCATTAGCAGATTTGGTATTCAATATGGGGATGTCCAGATTACACGGTTTCGTCAAAACCTTAGATGCTCTGCAAAGGCGCGATTATGAGACCGCCGCAGAAGAATTGCTTGATTCCAATTACGCAAAACAAGTTGGGGCAAGGTCTGTTAGAGTAGCTGAGATGATACGCACTGGTGACGATAGCGAGGATTTCTAGGACAGAAATCATGGATGATTCATGTTTTTTTGTTGTTTGTATTTGTTGGCATTGGTGAGGAAAAGCGTCTTACCAGTAATGATATGCACTTTCGCTCTGTCGATGACTGCGTGTATTTCGCTCAACGATTGCACAAGCAAGGCGGCAACATCACCGCTTACTGTTTGCCAAAAATGGTAGATGAAAATACGAGGGTATATTGATGTACGAATATGCTGTGAAAGAAGTCGTAAGGGTCGTGGATGGCGATACTGTTGATGTGGTAATTGATCTTGGTTTCAGTCTTACCAAGAAAGAGAGAGTAAGGCTAGCTGGTATAGATGCGCCAGAGAGCAGAACCACAGACCTTGAGGAGAAAGAACTTGGGCTTGATGCCAAAGAGTTCTTGGAGCGACGACTTGGTGATTGCCCTAACTTGAAGGTTAAGACTGAGAAAGATGGGAAATATGGTCGTATGCTTGGCTGGTTGATATGCGGTCAAATGAACATCAACAAAGAAATGATCACCCGTGGTTATGC